AATCAACCCAGGAGGCAAATCTCCTCCATTCTTAGGTTGAAAATATTTTAATGTTTGACCAGCTGCCGTGTCAAAGTCTGTAGCCACTAATTGAAAATCAATGTAAGAACTGTCTAGTATATAATACTGATCGTTTGCCCCAACAGGCAACGATCCAACAGGAGTAACCCACGTTGGTTCGTCTGCTCCTTCTATGGTCCAAAAAAATGTTCTATCTGCAATTTGTCCATTGTAGCTGGCTCGGATAACAAATTCAAAAACTGTAGTACGTGGAACTTCAAATGGAGTACCAATAATGTAGTCGCTAGACAATCTTAGACCGTGAGGAACACGACCTGATATAACAGTAAAAGTAACATCGTTAGCAGTTATACCTAATGCTGTATATGATACCGGTAACTGTTGGACTATTTCACTGCCTTCAGCGGCACTGCTGAATTCGTATCCAGATCGTTGAGTCCAGATGTTTAACGCCATTTTTATAGAGTCCTTCTTATTCTAGGTCTAGGATATACTGATCCTGTACTAGGCCTAGGTTGATAATTTAACTTTGGCACAGTGTTTCCAGTAACTAAACGTTCTTTATGATAATATAAAAATTTATTAGGCGCACCTTGCAAATCTTGGCCATCTGCCGGACCATTAGTGTTGGCAGTTAATTGATTATTTTTAGCATAGGCTAGTATATAGGCCTTGGCGGCTGTTTGCGTCATATGCGGATACAATTCTAGCGCACATGCTAATACACCACATACTTGTGGGCTAGCCATACTAGTGCCGCTAAACTTACCAATACGATAGGTGATGTTTCTAAGATCTCCGGCGCCACCACTTGGCAAAGCACTAATAATATAAGTTCCAGGTGCCCAAATATCTACACCTGGACCACAATCACTAAATTGAACTTTCTGATCAATTTGTATGCTGTCCACTGCGCCTACACAGATTGAAGGTAAATTGTATTGCCCGCTAACTAGATTATCATTGGCAGTTGGACTAGTGCCCCTCATATAGAAATAAGGAGTACTAACACTATCAGGATAACGACTAGACATTTCAAAAGAGTTATTCCAATCAACACCACCTGGTACATCATGTTTCCACCGACCATTGCCAGCAGCCCCAACCATAACAATACCTTCAGAGTATAAGTCTTCTAGGTCAACATCGCATGCTGCTACACGAGCAGGAATACGTTGACCACTGATGAATCCCCAATCGTTTAACTGTTGAATAGTAAACCCACCGCCGGCAGTCTTTCTATTGTTAACGCCGGTTATTAAATCAATTTGGGCCGGCGCATTTTCATAGAATACATATTCGCATACCATTCCAGGACTACCTAACGTGCCAGACGTTCCTCCGTTGCCTTCTAATCTAACACGATATGTTCTTGTTCCTGCTACAATATTAATGGTACCTCCCATTGATACGTGAAATGCACAACTATAATAAAGCGTAGAAGGAGCATCAATAGGCACTGTAAAAGTAATAGTACCTGAATCAGTCCCGTTATTAGTAACTCCTGTGTTATATGCATCTCCGGCACCAGTACCTTGAACTGTTGTAATCCAGAAAGGATGGTTGCTGGCGCTGACATTGAATGTGTATGTATCACCCCTTTTTAATGTTAGAGTGGGATTAGATAATGAATTAATTGTATATGCGCTTGTACCAGAATTAATAACTGTATAAGTTCCAACAGTTCCTGCATCTTCAACACCAAAATAAATTCTCTGTGCAGAATTATCCGCAGAACACCACATGATTTTAGGAAGATTTGGAGTTGTTATACTAATACCACTCCAGACAGTTGACCCTCCGCCAAATGTTAGATAATGATTGGTGCTTACGTATATTGTAGTGTACGTAGTACCTAAATATTCTATACTAAACGGCAAGTTTAGAGTCCAGTACCCATCGTCACTGTTTCCAACTGTCGGTGTTGTAGACACACCAAGACTGGCAGCACCTAATAACGAATTGCTAATAGGTGCAACTGTTGCACCAGCACCAACTACATCTGTAATTACAGTAAATCTCATGGCAGTTGCAACTGACAAGTCTGCACCTGCACCTGCAGTATCTAATGTAGTATTAAATTCTACAGTATAGACAGCAGTATTAGCTAGACTAACTGTGAGTTCTTCAACTATTGATTCAATAGTGCCACCATTAGTAGTTGAACTAACAGGTCCAGTATACGTATTAATCACAGTAGGACCTTGTTTAACGACCACTTCAACTTGCACACTCATCGTTCCAGAAACAGCATCAGCGGCTACATTACTGATAAAACTTATATCAGCAGGACCTTGTACAGTCAATACGTATTGTGCATCTGGAGCAGCAAATTGTGTTATAAATGCTTCTTGCCCTTCTTGAGTCCACGCACTTGGCTTAGTTAAAATACTTCCACCTGGTGGAACATATGGTCCCGTCGTTGTAATACGATTACCACCAAGTTCAAAATTTACTAGATCAGCTAACTTTGTATTAGCAGTACACACTCCACTTACACCATTAAAGGTAACAGTACCACCTGGTTCATATCGTGTTCCCCTATAGGTCACTGCTGTAATATCACTAAACTCCCATTGACTAGGAAAAATACTTTGCCCCCAGCTGTTATTAACAATGGTAGGATTTTTTCGACCTGTAGCTGTATTCACTGCTTTGTTTCTATGAAATGCTCTAATATAATCAAATACATAACTAAAATTTCCAGGATTGCCAGCATCATAGTAAATGCTATAAATGTTAGCATCACGGGCCCACCCTTGTGTATTGCCAGCAACTGTGCCAGCAACGTGTGTAGAATGATCCCCAGTTCCGTATATATAAGTTCCGTTTGCACCGTTGTCTATTTCTGCGTTATGTTGGCCCCAATTGTACTGAATGGCTCTAGAGCCACCAGTACCGTCTGCATTAACAGTATATTCTGGATGATTCCATACAATACCATTGAGGTCACAAATCACCACATCAACATTGCGTCCAGTTTGTGTTAAGGTGATTGTACCTGATTGTGCAGGAGTGCCTGTGCCGTTACCGTTATATCCAGTTCCACCCCAGTTGACTAATTGTTCGCCTCCTGTACAGCGTAATAAACCCCAATTTTTCATATTGTTTGAAGTAGCGGAAGATTTATCCCATGAAGAAGATGTTTGTTCTATGGCAAATGTTCCTGCTTGGATGCCTAGATATTGAGGAGCAAGGGTTACTGATTTAATTCTATGATCGGCAGCAAGCTCACCAGCTTCCCAATCTGTTAGTAAGTAATGTGTATTTCTACTTGTAGCTCTACGATGCAGGCATTCTACACTTCTAGATAGGTCTACTCCAGCAGGAGATTTTCCAAGTGTTTCTAAATCAGCATAGATGCTGTCTAGGTCTTGAAAATTATGAACCGTAACAATGTATTCTCGTTTGCTAATGTATGCTGATATAGGCATATTATACCTCAATTTGTAGAACAGTCAATGTAACGGTAATAGTAGTTGTTGCTCCAGATTTATTTGTTATAGTGCAAGGTATTTGTATACTAGGAGTTGTTTCTGTACTAAAGCCAAGTGCGCCTGGAGTTATTAAAATAGTCTGTGACCCTGTAGATATAATTTCAGCAATAACACCTGCACCTGGTAGTGGATCAGTTCCTTCTAATCTACTAGCATCTGCTGTCCTGGCCGCAGTACTAGAATACAATCTTACCCAAGCTGCTGACGAAGTTTCAATTTTATACAAAACATATCCTTTGTAGCCAGTAATCATAAGATTTTCACTTGCTCCGCTGGCTAATGCTGCAGTAGTTACTGGTGTTAGACTAGCTCTTGATACTAGCCCTGATCCTCCCGATGCAGTTGACCAACTTAATGTACCACCACCGTTGGTTGTTAACACCTGACCAACAGTTCCGTCTGCGCTAGGTAGTGTCCAAGTCACGTTGGCAGCGACTGTGGCAGCCGCTTGGAATGCTACATAGTTACTAGAATCTGCATCCGCAAATCTTAAATCGCCCTGAGCGTTAAGTTGTAGGTCCCCTGCAATGTTAACAGTAGTAGCTGTGACAGTTAAGTTAGAGCCGCTGTAGTTTTGTATACTGTTGACCTTCCATACGCCCGCTGAATTTAATTCTGCTACTGCTCGTAATCCTAGTGCTCCACTAGTTACACCATCGTGTAATGCAAATCTAAATCTACCTGGAATTATTCCACTACTAACAGTTCCGTCTACTTGACAAGAAATATTTCCTGCACCTATAGGAGTACTAGTGCCATCATGACCAACAAATGCAAGATCAACTATGTCATCACCATTTGAAACCACTGCTTGGGAATTTCCTGTTCCTCTACTTCTATAAAATGTAAAATTTACAGCGTCTGCAGTGTTATGATGTTGAGCAAAAGTAAATCCGGCGGCCGTTCCTGTTGAGTAACTATTTCTAGTAATAAAAACATTACCGTCGATTGACGCATTATTACTGCCGAAAGTTGTAAAACTAGTCGGACTAATATTTAATTCACCAGTTTTAGTAACGTTACCATTGACATCAATTGTTAAATTACCATGTAGTATAACGTCACCAGTACCATCTGGATCTAATTCAATGTTGCCATTGCCTGTGCTAACAATTTTAAATCCATTGACATCTAATGCTCCTCCTAGTTGTGGAGTGGTATCTTCAACAACACTGTTAATCCCGCTCCCAGTAATAAGTACGCCACCTGGAGTAGTACCGTTTCCAACATATAATTTACTTTGATCAGTAGTGTATAAGAATTCGCCTTCGTCAGGAGTAACTGCTGATCGATTTGCCTCAAGGCCTCTTCTAATTTGTAATGCCATTATTATCTCCTAACCTTTAAAATGTTCCAAAATCTAATGTAAATCCAGCCGGTGCTGAAAATGTTCCAAAATCTAACCCGCCACCACTGGTAGCAACTGTACCTGGAACCCAATTAGTTCCATTCCAAACTAATGCTTGACCTGAAGTTGGAGGAGTTGATACAGTATTAACATCTACTAACGCATTAATGCTTGATGTTGTATATACACCATTGGTAACTGATCCTGCATTGCCAGTTACTGATCCGTTTACATTACCAACAACACTGCCGGTATGAATTCCAAAACTATCACCAGTTAGGTTGCCAGTTACATTTCCTGTAACATTGCCGTTTACATAACCAGTAAGATTGCCCGTAACATCGCCTGTCACACTGCCTGTATGAAATCCAGTAGTATCTCCGATAACACTACCAGTATGAATTCCTGCACTATTACCAGTTAAGTTACCTGTAACGTTTCCAGTAAAACTAGGAGCACTCAGTGTAATAGTATTTGCATCTGTTCTAGTAACTAGAATGTTTGCACCAGCTGCAATTTTAATATCATCTTGTGATAAGTCTGTACCGCTTAGTCTAACGTTTACTCCACCGGTGGTTGCCACTGCTGAAATGTCATACTCTACAAATCCGTCAGCAGGACTTGCATCAACCCATGTAGTCCCGTATTTGATGTACATTCTACCTTCTACAGTACTCCACCATAGTTCACCTTCATAGACTCCCGACGTTGGCGGAACTGCTCCTACGTTTGCTCCGTAGACTGTACTGGCTAATTCTAAAATATTAGCATTAACTTTCTGAAAAGCTGATCGCAAGTCGTCGCCAGTGCCGTCGTTTGCGTAAGTTCCTAAATTAATTGGTTGTATTGCCATAGTTCGCTCTCATATACTATATTTAGCTGGTGCGTACTTTTGCTAAACCTAGCAGACTTAAAGTGCGTATATAAAACCATCCTAGATCAAATTCCCAGGGTTTGCGACTAAACTTAGGGTTTGCAGGTTCTAAGTGATGGTTGTTGTGTAGTTCCTCACCGCCAATTAGTATGCCTATAGGGCTTACATTGTGTGAGTGATCCTTAGTTTCACCATTGCGATAGCCCCACCAATGGCCGATTCCGTTGATAAAACCAGCCGCCCAAAATGGAATCCATATCATCTGAACACCCCACACTAAAAATCCCCATGGCCCAAATAACAATAGGTCTATAACCAGCATTACAAGAATGCCATGGCGGTGATATCTAGTGTAGAAAACTTCGGCACGATCTTTAGGAGTCCCTGCCCCGTATTTAATAACCATGTTAGGATCTTTTGTTGCTTCGTGATACAAACTCCATCCACCTAGTAGCAATCGTTTAATACCAAATACGTGCGGTGAGTGTGGATCACCTTCTACATCTGTATTTTGATGATGTTTGCGATGAACAGCTACCCATGCCTTAGTGGTCATGCCCGTTGTTAGCCATAGCCAGCATCGCATGAAATGGCTTACCGCAGGATGGAACTCAACTCCTCTATGTGCTTGACAACGATGTAGATACAGGGTAACTGACACTATTGTCAAGTGTGTCATTAAGAGTGTTGCTAAGATAATTTCCATTACCAAGTGTCTCCACTCCAGGCTACACGCTTCCAAATATTTGGAACTGATGCTGGCCCAATTGTAACGCTATCACCAATAGTTACTGATATACTACTTGATAATGATAAGGACCATTCGCCTGGATTTCCTTCGGTAGCATTAGCATCTAAAATATAAGTATTTCCATCATGAATTAACTCCCATCCTGCTTGTGGTTGAGGAATACTGCCTTTTACTATAGTAGGATATGTACCTGAATACGTTAAGACAATCGTAGAAGAATAACTAGATGGTGTAAAATTTTGAGTACAATAATATATGTAGGAATTATTAAATGCTAAATCTCCTTGCTTATCTCCTGCGGCACCTATACTAGCAGTAGGTACTGCAACAACACGACCACCTGCCCAGGCTGTGGTCTGTACAGTAGTATCTGGGAATGTTAATGAACCATTTGTACCAAATGTCCAAGTCTTTGCGCCGGCATTGGCACTGGTTTGAATTAGTGTATTGCCAATACTTTGTATATTATAAGTGCTGGTTGAAATAACTGTATCGCCTGAGTTTGTAGTACCATCCGGGAATGTTAAATTACCAGTTGGAGAAAATACCCAACTTTTATAGCCATTTGATAATACTCCAACTGGCACAGGTCCAGGTCCAGTACTTAGAGCCCACCCGATGAGATCATTGCTGGTGTATTTGCTGTCACCAGCTATGAGTACATTCCAAGTGCCGCCTAGATTTTCTACAGTGACACTACTGTTGTCATTACCTGTATAAAGTGTATCGTTAGTTTTGTTATAAGTTTGATTTACTGGACCATTACCAGCACCACTTAGAGTTAGTATAGCATTTTGATCAATAGCGTCAAGACTGATACCTTCACCACTGGCAATGTGGAAGCCCATGCCCACACGTATTGTTGTGTTGTTGCGGTCAAACACTATACCACCGTTATCTGGTAGATTTAAATCTCCAGCAACATCAAAATTCCAAACATTGTTGCTTGTGTTAGGAGTGGTTATTTGTATATTGCCATCAGTTGTAGTACGAACATTGTGATCATCAGTGCCTAAGAAGATACTGGTTTCAGCCAAGTTGCCTGTGGTCAAGTGTAGGTGATGCTCAAAATCAAATGTAGGTGCGTCAGGGTTAATCAAGCCTGATTCAACACCTAAACTCGCAGGGTCATAGTTGTTGGCTTCAGGTGACACACGCAGAGTAAACTCATTGTCATCACTGTCTAGTTCAAAACTAATAGTGCCGCTATTGCCATCCAATACCACTGTGCCTGATCCTGGATCTGATATGTTAGCACCCTCTGGGTAGATCCACCAGTAGAGCGTTTGACCAGCGTAAGTAGGTGAATTGATATAGAAAGTAAGAGTATCACCGACTATAGCAGTATTAGTATAATAATTTATGTTTATACCATTGTCGGTATAATCATATGAACCGCCGCCCTTGATCACCAACTTCTGACTGGCAACATCTGGCGTTGCTGGAGTAAGTTGTATTGTGGGATTACTGGTAACGTAGCCTTCAGTGATAGTACCACCTGCTGGCAATGTCACTGTGCCACTTGCTCCCAATACAACTTCATGAGCACCGTTGACCAATCGGTCACTGCTGTCGCCCGCTGAGTACAGCGTGCCTATCAAGAAGGCACTACTGTCAAACTGTAGAGTAACAGTGGAAACATTTATGTTTGACACATTGTCTGTGTCAGTTTTACCAGCGTTGACCACTGTGATATCACTGGCTGAACTGTTGAGTACACCGCTGAATGAAGCCGCTGTGAAGTCCCAGTCGCCCACAGAGAACACATCTCCAGTGGCCGCAACCTGTACCAATGTGGCATGTGGTACGCCACTGTTTATGAGATCACCAAAGCCGCCCGCAAGTACCACATAGTCCTGTTTGACTGCTATGTTACTGCCGCCGCCGT